GGGTAAGAACCTCAAGGATAGGGATGGAAACATCTTGATTACTCGCTCAACCACTCCGCGACAAATGCCCATCGGTAACACGGTTTCGGACTTTATGAATTATGCAAGACCCAAGAGATCAAATTAGGCACGAAGCCAAGGTGCTTTTAAATCGTTGGGACGCAGAGTGTGATCTTGATGAACTTACTATCTCAAAGTCAGTCATGGAGGGAATTAATGAATGGTTAGAGGAGGAAGTTTTTGAATTTGAATGGGATATAGAACTAGAGGAGGAGGAAGAAGAATGAATATATATAAGGCTACAGGTAAATCTATGGAGAGTTGGCCGCAATGGGTGAGTCGTTTAATCAAGGTTAACCAGGAACTCCGCGAAGAGATCGCAGATTTAAAGGCGGAGATTAAAAAGCTCAAAGATGACAAGTGAGTCAGCGAGTACCACCGGGTTGGAATCCGATCTTTTGGAAAAAGTACGGAAGAGCGATTCCCGAATCAGTACAAGAATTACCACGGTGCGACTTGAGAAAGTTGGGTCCCCCATGCTCGAAATTATCCCAAGAGGCATTGGAACGGATCAAGAGGGATGGGCAATTGGTAAAGAAGAAATCCCGTGCCAAACGCTCGAAGACGCGATCGTGATCGGATTGGAGATATTAGCTAGGGGATAAATATTTATGGAAGATATAATAATTAAAGTTGAGCAATGGCACATAGAGCGGAACCTAATTAAGGGTTCTACTGATAAGGATCAAGTGTTGAAGTTAATGCAAGAACTTGGTGAACTGAGTGACTCGGTTTGCAAGGATGAATGTATGCTTGATGATATCGGGGATATATTGGTCATATTGATTAATATATGTACCCGAAATAATGTCACACTAGAGGACTGTTTACTCACCGCATATCGGGATATCAAGGATCGAAAAGGCAAGATGGTTGATGGTGTGTTCGTAAAAGATGGTAATTAATCTCCAGCCCGATGAGGTACAGGTCTGTCAAATGGTTGGACGGATGCGTAGCCTCATTGCCCGTGGTAACGGGGTGCGTGATGCGAAGATGGGAAACCACGATGGTGCGGAAGCGGATGTGATGGGCATGATGGCAGAGTATGGATTTGCCAAGCAGATGAATACATTTCCCGATCTTGGCCTTACTCCAAGGAGTGGTTCTGCGGATGGGGTGATGGCGAGTGGAAAGCGTTATGATGTGAAAGCGTCCAAGCACAAGGGTGCTAGGCTACTCAGTACACTCAAGGTAAACCCCGATGTGGATGTATATGTGCTGTGCGTGGTGGATGGAAACTCCTTGGACTTCAAGGGGTGGGCATGGAAGAAGGATTTAATCAAGGATGAGAATAAGAAAGACCTTGGTCATGGCGTGGGCTATGCGTTGGACCAGGATAAGTTGAGGAAATTCAATGCCTAAGTTCACCTACGCAGATGAGATAGACGCGAACTTTGGTATTCCGTGGACAGATGATCTACGGTTTAACAAGGGCGAATTAGAGTGTGCATTATCCAATGAGGAGGTTGATGCACTTCCACAGGATCGTGCAGAGATGCTTAGTCGTTTACTCATCGACCAGCCTAATAGTGAGATTGAAGACCCGATCCAATGGGGTTGGACACTACCTGGTTGGCGTAGGGTGATGGATAATTGGAAGGATACAAAGATTCATGTCTGTCTCGGCGGAAATAGGTCGAGCAAAACGATGTTCGCTTCTCGGATGTTAGTACACTTAGCCCAATCTATTCCCGAAGCTGAGATTCGTTCGATGCATGTTACCGAGGAGCGTTCGATCTCAGATGCACAGAAGTATATTTGGCAGAATTTACCAGCCCGATACAAGCGTGCAAAGAAGAAGAGTGAGAATCATAGCTTGCAGTATAATCAGAAGAATGGATTTAACTCGGCTAAGGCAATCCTTCCACCAACTGCTCCGGGTGCGGAGCGTGGAAGTACGATATACTTTAATAATTATAGGCAGTATATGGCAGACCCTCAGATATTCGAGGGCTGGTCTGCACACGCAATTCACCTGGATGAAGAGGTTCCCGAAAGTATATTCAATACATTGCTCGGAAGAACGGTGGATTACCACGGACGATTAATCCTTACCTTTACGACCCTTCAAGGTTGGACACCATTGATCAATAGTTTACTCAAGGGTGCAGAGACGGTTAGTACGAGGTATTCAAAGCTACTAGATCGCGAAGTTCCAACCGAACAAATTTGTGCGAATTGGCCGAACTGTAGGATATACTATTTCCATACAGATCAATCCCCTTTTATAGATGGACAGGAGTTGATTCGCACATACTCCAAACAACCATTAGAGGTGAAGTTGGCCCGTCTCTATGGCATACCGTCCAAGGCAATGGAGGGGCGTTTTCCGAAGTTCAATCGCGAAACGAACATTGTCCCACATGAGAAGATCCCCTTCATTGCCGATCCTTCTTTGGCTTGCACCCGCTATTTCGTATGCGACCCTGGCGGGAGCAAGCCGTGGGTGGCAATATGGGCGGGAGTTATGCCGGATGGACGGATATACATTTACCGCGAGTTCCCCGATAGTACGATGGGGCAATGGGCTTTACCGCATACAAATGCATTGGGTAAGAGTGTGGGTAAGCCTGGACCCGCACAGCGTCCACTTGGGTGGGGTTACGAAGATTACCGAAACCACTTCGAGGATTTAGAGGATGGTGAGGATATCTTTGAACGCATTGTCGATCCCCGCATGGGTGCGGCCACGGTACGGACAAAAGAGGGGGAGAGTAACATCATCAACCAAATGGCTAACCTTAACTTTGTATTTCGTCCCGCACCTGGTGTGGATATCGAGGCTGGAATTGCTAAGATAAATGATGCGTTATCATGGGATGATACAGAGCCTATGACTTCGGGTAATTGCCCAAAGCTCTATGTATCAGATAGATGTGACAATACTATTACTTCGCTACTTGAGTATAGCGGGCAATCTCGTACCGAACACTTCAAGGATCAGATCGATTGTATCCGCTATTTATTGATTAGTGGAGCAGATCATATATCACAATCCAGCCTACGGTGTACCGGTGGTGGTGGATATTAGATTGACGAGTCAAGCACAAAGAACTACATTAAGCTACGCATGCATAATTCCTCAGACCCGGAGCTTTTATTCGTCTCCAAGGAACCCGATATCAATTATCTGCGGGATACTTACCGTGAAACACAGTCGGACCTTGGTGAGTGGATAGATCGTAGACAACGCGACTACGATGTCCGTAATTGTATATGGGCGGGAAAGTCCAATGATTTTAAGAAGCACTCGGCTGATAGTCAGACAGGCGAGGTATTTCCTTGGGATGGAGCCAGCGATCAAGAGATTCGCATGGTGGATAACCAGGTAAATAAATGCGTGGCAATGTCTTTAAACGCGATCCGCCAAGCACATTTGGTCGCAACTCCTGTAGAGTCTAACGATATCGCACGGGCAAATGTAATATCTATGTTTGTTCGTTGGTTGGTTAACTCCAAGATGGATGATTTTTATGAGCAAGTAGAACTCGGACTTAATCACTTCTTTGAAAAAGGAATGATGGTTCATTATGTGTACTACGAGCAACAAGACCTAAAGCAACAGCAGTCCATTAAACTAGATGAGATTGCAATGGCTCTTCCACAAATTGCAGAAGCTATTGGCGATGGCAGTATGGATGAGGAGTTATCTGCGGCTATGGCCGAGCAGTTCGATGTCTCAAAAACAAAGGCACGAGCAATGCTTAAAGAGTTGCGCAAGGAGGGAGAAACCACAGTCCCTGTCCTCCGTAGGGTTGTAAGTCGTCCGCGCATCAAGGCACTTGCACCTGACGAGGATGTTTTTTGGCCGAACTATACCATCGATCCACAAGAAGCTCCCTATGTATTTCATGTGTTAAACATGACACCGGAACAACTTCGGGCAAAGATACATACCGAGAATTGGGATGAAGAGTTTGTGGAAAAAGCAATCGAGTCTGCGAATGTGGGCGAGAATGATGTGTATACCCACAACCTTAGTTTACAAGATGAGATACTTCGCGATGAT